CACCAAACACGAAGGCCCCTGACCCCTGAAGGTCAGGGGCCTTCGTGTTTGGGCTCAGGCGTTTTCCCGCGGTTCCATACCTATACAGTGACCCTGTTGTGACGCCCCGCCTCTTGTGAGCTTTTCACACCAAGGAACACCCCTTGGTGTTCCCGTGAGCTACGGGGTATCACACGGAGTCCCTCATGCCCAGAGACATCACAGGTGGATACGCGCCCCCCGGCGTGTACACGCAGACCTTCTTCGGTGCACCTCCAACGGTGCCCGGGGTTCCCCCCCTGGTCCCCCTTTACATCGGGACGGGGTCGGAGATCCTGGTCCAGACCAACCTCCCGGTGGTCCGTGGGAGTTCGTCGTCCGTCGATCAGCAGATCGTCAACGAGGACGAGACGGGGCGCGCGGTGACCAACATCGCCCCCTCGGGTCTTGTCACCCTGGGGGCCTTTGACGGCACCTTCAACCGTTTCCAGGTCAGGAACTTCCCCCTGGTCAACGGGGACGGGTCGGGGACGACCGCGGTGGACACCTCGGCGGTGTCTGTCACCCTCAACGGCGACCCTGTGGTGGTCCTTGGGATTGACGGTGCCAAGGGCATCGTTGAAATCTCGGAGTACCCGACGGCGACAGATGTCGTGCTGGTCACCTACTACTTCGACCGCACGGACACCCTGGTGACGGACACTGTGTCCGCACAGGTGACGCCAACGGCTGCGATCCTCAACGGCCGCACCGGTCAGAACTTCACCTTCACGTCGGGCACCAACCAGTTCATGCTCTCGGTGGACGGCCTCCCCGAGGTGACAGTCACCCTCCCCATCTCGACGGTGACGGGCGCGGTGGTGGTTGCGACCATCAACGGGACGGCGGGCATCGGGTCGCTGGTGGCAAGCACCTTTGTGGACAACCTCGGTCAGACCTGTGTGCGCCTCACGGCAGACAAGTCCATCGTGGTCGGTGCGGGCTCCGCCAACGATGTGATCGGGTTCGTGGCCAACGATGCCACCTCGCGGAACGCCACGTTCGTGGTGTTCAACCACCCCATCGTGAACGGCAGCGGCGGTGGTGTTACCACCACCAACCCGCTGGACGTGCGGGTGCTGGTGGACTCCGTCCAGGTGACCCCGACGGCGGTCAACGGTCGTACAGGATCGGTCACTCTCCCGTTTGCGCCCAAGCGCGGGAGCGTGGTGACGATCCAGTACTACTTCAACTCCTGGCAGGACACGTTCGACTACCTTGCCAACACGGGCGTCACGGCGATCACCCGGGCGGGCATCACGGCGACATCGAACGGGGCGGGCCTGTTCATCCAGGGTGCGGACTACATCCTCAAGAACGACACCATCGTGTGGGGCACCTCGGTGCTCGTGAACACGGGGCTGCACACGGAGGGTTCGACTGCCTTCGGTAGCACCCAGGTGACGGCGAGCTTGGTGGACAACCAAGCGTTCATGGCGGAGTGTTCCCGGGTGCTCACCACCTCGGGCACGATCAGCACGGAGTCCAAGACTCAGTTCCAGCTTCCGTTCCAGCCCACAACGGGCAACGGTCGGAACTCCCCCTTGGGCACGACCAACTACCTCACTGTGTCCAACGGCCGCATGGACCTCCCGACGGACCAGCCCGACCTTGTGGTGGCCTACTGGGGATTCGGCGTCCAGGATGCCTACCAGCGCGGCCCCGTCACGGTGACCAAGGTGGACAGCGCCACCAGCACGATCACCCTGGCTGGGGATGTGCCCGTGGGCGCGACGGTGTACGCGACCTTCTACTACAACACCCTGACGGACCAAGCGTTCATCGGGTCGTCCCGTGGGTACACCCTCACCTGTGCGGCATCAGGCACCTCGGGTGCGGGTACGTACACGATCACGGACGGGTTGAACCTCCCGGTCTATGGCGTGACCTTCCTGGGCAAGGGAGCAGCCCTGAACACCATCGAGGTGATGTTCCCGAGTGGTTCGGAGTTCGTCTCCGATGCCCGGCTGGAGAACGGGGCCCCCACCCTGGAGACGGTGACCGTCCAGTTTGCGTCCACAGACGAGACTCCGGCCAAGTTCACCGTTCCGGGCGCGAGCCCGTACAACACAGTGTCGGGCCAGTCCTCGAACCTTCGGGTGACCATCGACGCCGTCGCTGGCACCACGGGCGCGGCGGGTGGCATCAACCTCACGGCCCCCACGGGTTCGAGCCGGGGTGGTGCATTCGCATCCATGCTGGGTGACGAGGCCCCCTACACGGCGGCTTCCGGTGAGGTCACCTTCCCCATCACGGCGGGGGTGGACGACACCGTCTCGGTCCTCGTGGACGGGGTGTCCATCACGGCAACCGCCGCAGCGGGTGGGGCTCAGGACCTCACGGCTTTCCGTGATGCCATCAACACCGCGGTGCTGGCCACCGACCCGTACCTCACCGGGGCAGGCAGCTTCCCCAGTGGTTACACGGTCGCAGCGGCCAACTACGACTGCCTCAACCTGCACTACACCGGGTCGGTCTCGGGCGCATCGGGCAACCAAGTCATCAAGCTCGCTCCGGCTGGGTACGCCACCGTGGCCCTCTTGGCCACCGAGATCAACACCCAGCTTGCCACCACCAATCGCCTGGGCGGCCTCGGCGCCTCGGTGACCTGTGCCGCCACGGCAGACAGCAAGCTCCGGTTCACCATGGCCCTCGCCCTGGCGATGAGCACCCTCACCGCGGTGGGCCTCCCGACGGCGGGTGACACGGTCACCCTCAACGGCAAGGTGTACACGTTCACGTCGCCCCTTGGAGGCGCAGACGGAGACGTCCTCATCGGTCTGTCGGCCAGCGCGTGCCTCGACAACCTCATCGCTGCGATCACCCTGGGTGCAGGCTCGGGTGTGACATACGCGGCTGCGACCACACTCCACCCGACGATCACCGCGGAGGCCGGTCCTGGCGACACCCTGCGGGCATACGCCAAGAGCCGGGGCTCGGCGGGCAACCTCCTCACCACGGCGGCATCCATCACTGGCCCCTCGGTGTGGGGATGGACGGGTCTCACCCTCGCGGGTGGTGACGACGCAGGGTTCCTGGAGTTCATCAACGATGCCACCCCGGCGTGGGACTTCGCGATCATCGCGGGCATCGACGCGGGTGCTGCAACCCTGGGTGTCCAGACCAAGCTGGTCAACGGCCCCATCGCCAGCGTGTACACGGTCACGGCGGCATCGGGACGCAAGCCCTACGACCGCCTCGCCCTCCGCAACCGGGTGTTCCCTGGCAGCGGCAGCGTAGCCCCGTGGAGCGCCCTGTCTCAGATGGGAATCCAGTCCCAGGGTGGCAACGGTGCCGCTCTTGCGGGTCTGCCCTCGGGCCTCCTCGGTGAGGGTTCCTGGGGTGGTGGGGTCTACTCCCCGACTCTCCTTGGTTCGGTGGGCTGGAGTGGTGGGCAGGCGACCGGCTACGTAGACGCACGGGACGGTCAGCCCAACGTGGTGTTCTACGACGGGTCGGGCACCGAGGCAGCCAACAACGTCCTCAAGCTCACCCTGAACGGGTCGCTGGTGACGGTGGTGTTCCCTGGGGGGTTCGTGGGCAAGGACACGGCCCTCGGCCCTGCATCTGTGTCCGGGTCGGTCCTTGGGGTCATCAACGCGGCGCTCCCCTCGGGTGTGGTCGCTGCCCAGGAGGGCGCATCCATCCGGTTCTACGCGACGGGCACCGAGTACTTCTCGGAGTCGGCCCAGTTCATCGTGGGTGACGGCTCGGCTAACGAGACCCTGGGTCTCACCTCGGGTGACGTGGCAGCAGCCACCCCGATCACGGCCAAGCAACTGGCTTCGACCCTGACGAGCCACATCGCCACGGGGGACTTCGCGGCGTGGATGTTCCTCCCGTCCACCTCGTCCGCGGGCTACTTCTCGGCCAAGGCTCTCGCCACCACGGTGACCGGAGCCACGGGCGATGAGTACCTGTCTCTCCAGAGCAAGACCCTCGGGACTGCGTCGAGCTTCTTGTTCGCCAACGCCACCACCAACGACGCCCTCCGCACGAGGTCGGGTCTGGGTGTGGTTTCGGGTGATGGTAGCTCGGGGGAGCCCGCACTCAACGGGTTCTTCGTCACCTCGTCGGATCCCACCAGCGGATCGGGCAGCGCGGACACCTCGGTGTTCAACGCGGGGGTCGGTCAAGACGGGTTCGTGGGTCAGACCTACGTGGACGACGTGACGGGTCTGACCTTCACGGTCCTCCCCCGTGCGGGCGGGCTGTCGTACCCCACGGGTGCAACGTCCACCCTGTCGTTCCGGGTGTCCACCAACTTCGTGACGGATGCCAACATCCCCACGCTGGCCATCCCCGGTCTGGAGCTCGTGGTGGCCAACACCGTGGGTGTCCCGGTGGGGGACACGGCCCTGGTGGAGACCTTCAAGCGCGGAGGGTCGGAGCCCAACATCGGGGAGGTGTACTACGTCTCGTACAACTACCTGAAGACGGACTTCTCCCCCAAGCTGTTCTCCCGTCTCTCGGACGTGGTGAACGAGTATGGGCCGGTGTCCCCGGACAACCCCCTGTCCCTCGCCGCGTACTTCGCGTTCCTCAACGGTTCGTCGGTCATCGGGTGCCAGCAGGTGCCCAAGACCCCGGGCCTGTCCACGGCGTCCGAAGCCGCATACATGGCAGCCATCGACCTGTCCTCGGGGCCGTCGCTCCCTGGCTTTGTGTCCCCCGCAGTCCTGGTGGTCCTCACCCCGGCCACGGAGAACCTCGCCAAGTACATGACGATCCACTGCGACGTGCAGAGCTCGATTCGCTACAAGGCGGAGCGCACGGCGATCTTCGGGTTCGGTTCGGGCACCCGCACCGATCAAGCCCTCGCCATCGCGGCAGTGGCGGGAGACACCAGGGTCCGGTTCGTGTACCCTGACATCGCATCCGTGTCCCTCACCGACGTACTGGGCGTCACCCGGACCTACTTGGTGGACGGTCGGTACCCGGCGGCAGCAGTCGCCGCGGCCACCACGGCGTCCACCATCGACCCGGCCACCCCGTGGGAGTCGCGTCAGATCGTCGGGTTCACGGCCCTCAACCGCCGCCTCGACGCGGTCACGGCCAACCAACTGGCAGTGGGCGGTATCACGGTGCTGGAGAACCGGCCACCGTTCATCCGCATCCGCCACGGCGTCACCTCGGACGTGACCAACATCCTCACCAAGACCCCGACCGTGATCCAGATCGCGGACGAGATCCAGAAGAGGGTGCGGGCAGTCTGCTCCCCGTTCATCGGGGCCAAGTTCCTCCCGCAGATTCTCGGCCAGATCGAAGGCCGCCTGTCGGAGATGTTCAAGCAGGCCGTCGCAGAACAGATCATCACCACGTTCACCGGCATCACCGTGAACGTGGACCCGACGGACCCGACGGCGGTCATCGTGGAGGCGTACTACCAGCCCGTCTGGCCTTTGCTCTACGTGCAAATTACCCTCAGGGTAAGCGCACAGTGAGTTATTGACGGGGTGGTGGGTTCATGGTAAGGTTCTACTGCCACCATGAACCCACCTGACCCGCTCACCTGTCCCGTCTGCACCCAATCCTTCCACACACCCAAAGGGCTCCCCAACCACTTCCGACATCGTCGGGATGCAGGGGACGCTCTGCACATCGCCTACGAGACCGCACAGGAGGATGCCCGATGGGAGCCCCTCACGGAGGGTGCCGACTATGTGCGGTGTCTGGAGTGTGGGCATCGTACGGTCACCCTCGCCCGCCACCTCAAAGGTGAGCACGGCATCACGGCGGACCAGTACCGGGTGAAGCATGGGACGCACACCCCTATTCGCTGCGACGCCCTGAAGGCCAAGCGTGGGGCAGCCATCTCGGCGCGACCCATCACCAAGGGGGAGGTGAAACAGGTGTCGTGCCCGACGTGTGGGGATACATGGGAGGGGTCAAAGTACCTCGGGGCAGTCCACGACCTCCGGTGCCCTGTGTGCCGCGAACGGGAGTGGGAGGGGAAGTCGGAACCCCAAGACTTCGTGACGTGCCGGGTGTGCGGCCACCGGGCCGAGAACCTCACGTCCCACATCACCAAAGACCACCCCCACCTTGTGGGCACTTACCGCAATACCTACCCCGGGGCAGATGTGATCGCTCGGAAGAGTGCTGTTCGTGTCAAAGATGCACTCCGTGGCCGGGCTAGGTCGATTGTGTTCCGGCAGCGGGTGTCTCAGGGTAAGCGCGCTGCGAGGTTTAGACACACCATGGCGTCTAAACAGAAGATGTCTGCCGCGCAGATCTTGGTGGGCAGGATCGTGAGGCTCACTGTCTCAGTTCTATCCCCGTTTCGCAGCCGGAACGGAAAGGTGTTGTTGGGAAGGGCGTCTGTCGGGTTGGGTTGGGATCAGCGGGTCATCAAACGAGAGTGCCTTCGTCACGGGCTCGCGTACCACAACTGCCTCGTGTCCCAAGACAGGTTCTTGGGCATCCTGTCGAGGATTCTCGGATGTGAACCTCACCGCGAGTGGTCGTCAGACATGTTCGTGAACCCGCGGTCAGGCAGGCGGTTCAAGTTCGACGGGCACTGGGAGTCCCACAACCTCTTAGCGGAGTTTCAGGGGTACCAACATACGGTGTGGCCCAACAGGTTCCACCGCACGGAAGATGACTTCATCGACGCCCAGTGGCGGGACGGTGAGAAGCGTCGTCAGGTGGCACAGGGCACCTACCTCTACTTGGAGGTCCACGACCATGAGCCCTGGGGGGACGAGACGTACCTCCGTGAGCGTCTTCGCGCCCTCGGTCTCTCTGTCTGACCCACCCCCGGTTCCCCTCCTATACTCCAGGCATGGACAACAGCACCGCGTCCTTGCGGGTGCGGCGGTAGCAACCCTATCGGCCCGGAGAAGTAGACACCATGCCCAACCAAGACCGCAGCCCAGCCAATGGTTCGCAAGGAAGTTCGTACTTGTACGACTACGGAACCACTCCGAACACCCGCACCGCGGTGTCTCAGAAGGTCCGTATTCTCGCGCCGGTCTTTGGTGCGACGACCCCGGCCCTCTACCAGATGGGTGTGGTGAGCTCGTTCAACCCGACCAGCAGCCGCACGGTGGAAGAGATCCGAGGCATTGGCTACGGCGACATGATCGCGGAGCTCGTGCCCAGCATCACCGGGGCGACCCAGGCGAGCATCGAGCGTGCACTTCTGTACCTCTCGAACCTCTGCCAAGCCTTGGGCTACGCGGGTGGTGTGGATGGCCCGGTGCGTTCCCTCGCGCACCACCGCTGGCCGTTCGACATCGAGATGCAGCTGGTGTTCTCGTCCCTCGCGGACATGGACCTGGGTGTCGCCAACCGGGGCACCAGCGCACCGACAGGTGCGGCGAGCACGGGCTTCGGACAGGGCGTCCGTCCCGTCCGCTACCCGAACCTCGCCACGGGACAGCCCACCACGGGCCCATACCCAGGCACAGGGACACTGGGTCACAGTGCCATCATCACCATGTACGAGGCTTGCTGGCTGACCTCCTGGGGTGTCTCGGGTTACTCCAAGGATTCGGGCCAGATCATGGAGACCGGCGAGTGCATGGTGTCCGACGTTCACGACTTCGCCAGCACCTACGGCGAGTTCCTCCCCAGCGGAAATGACCCCACGGCGGGTCAGCTTGGTTCCATCCGGTTCGGGGCGGGCCCCCGTGGTTCCACTACGGTGGGTCTCGGGGCCGGTACGGCCTGATCCGAGTCCATTCCTGAGCGGTAAGGTGAGGGCGAGGGGAGGAGACTCCTCTCGCCCTCACCGCATTCTCGGATTCCGATGTGGGGGGTTGCAAGGGATGCTCGATGCCCTACAAATCGAGACGGAGACAAATTGGCACTCTCACTCAAAGACCTCCAAGCAGTCATGGCCCCACTCACGGAGATTGGGAAGGGGGAGTCCACCTTCGACGTGGATGGCCTTACCATCACCATTCGCACGCTCACTCCAGAGGAGGAAATCTCTATCCAGAGGTACGCCCGTGGAGCCCTTACGGAGGGGGATGCCAACGACCAGATCAACGCCCTGGACTACCTGGATCGGTTCCGGTCGGCGTGTCTGGGGCACGCCATCATGCAGATTGGTGGCTTGGACTTCCGGGGGGTGGCCACGGTGGAGACGGGCGAGACCCTCCCGTCTGGAGTAACCGTGAAGGTCAAGAAGCACGAAGCCATCATGCAGGTGATTGGGACTTGGTCCCGACCCATGGTGGTGGCAGTGTTCAACCGGTTCACCTCTCTCATGGAGCGCATTGAGTCGAACGTCGAGAAGAGCCTGAAGTACGACGACGACCACATCGAGGCCGAGATTGCCCGGTTGGAGGAGAAGCTCGCAGAGCTCAAGGCCACCAAGGGCAAGCAGGACTCTGGGACTCATGATCCTCGCAAGGACGCCATCGAGGTGGCCTCAGGTCGCCCCACCAAGCCCAGGGAGGAACCCGCGACGGAGCCTGACACAACTCCGGTGACATGGGAGACCGCCCGGGTGAATCGCACCTCGGACGAGTCCCCCCTGTCTGTCGACGTGGCCGAGGGGGTACCCAAGGCCCTCGATGAGGGCGTGTCGGTGGTCCCGGTGGCAGCACAGCCCATGGTGGAGAACCCCCCCGCGGAGGCCCCTGCGGCTCCGCAGCGTCGGTCTCCTGTGTTCGGGGAGCGCCCTCCCGTGCGGAACGTCCCCAAGGCGGAAGAGCCCTTTGACCCTCTGCAAGATGTGGCATCGTCACTGGTGGACACCAGCGACCCTGAGGTGATCGAAGCGGAGAACCGCCGCCTCATGGCGGAGCGCGCCAAGCGAATCCCTCCCCATCAGTCGGCCCGCGAGGTGGCTCAGTCCATCGAGCAGGCTGGCACCCGTGATGGGCTGCCCGTGTTCAGGATGCCGACGGAGAACCTCAACTCGGAGACCACACCGCGTGTGGTTCGGCAGCCTCCGCCGGTCACGCGGAGCAACACCAACCCCAACTTTCGCCCCGCCAAGTGACGTGTGGACCGGCCCGACCGCACAGAGATGTACAAGGATCTCACGGAGCTCATCGCTCCGGGGTTCCTGTCCACGTCCATTGATGTAGACGGGCACCGCTACGGCCTTCGGTCGTTGTCGCAGAACGACCTTCTGTTTCTCCACAAGTACGTCCGAGACGACGACCCTGCGTGGCGTGTCCATCTTGTAGCGCACAGCGTGTGGATGGCCGACGGTGTGCCTCTTCTTGAGGAGTCCACCCTCGCACACAGAGTGGTGTACGACCACCTGTGCCGGGCTTCACGGGTGGTGTTTCGCGAGATGCTTGGCACTGTGTACGGGTTCTTCTCCCGGATGCGAGAGGCCAACAACTACCTGGAGTCGTACTTGTACGAGGATGACTCTCGTAGGGCGTGGCGGGGTGTTGGGAAGGGTGGCTACCCCCTCTCTGTGAAGTCCGCTATCCCTGGTGTGGAGAAGTTGGGACTCAACCCGTTGCAATCGGCGTGGGTGTCATGGAACCAGATGGAGGACACCCGGGACGAGCAAGAGTACATCTGGTCGAACACCAAGGTGTTGGTGTCCCTTCAGTCGCACAAGGGCTACGAGAGCCTGTCCAACAAGGACCGCCAGCGGGCAGAGACCGAGGACGGGCGTCGGGCGAGCGTTCAGGACAAGGCGTGGCGCAGGTTCTGGTACGGCGAACGCCCCGAGGACAACACCAAGAACGCCCCCTCGGGCGAGGGTGTGCAGAAGGCCCGGACCACGGACGAGCTCGAAGACGAGATGCGTCGCTGGATTCGTGGTGAGCAAGACTGGCACGACTCGGTCGTGGAAGCCTACAAGAATCGCATCCGTGAGGAGCAGGACGACCGGGAGCGCCAGAAGGCCGAGATCATGGCTGAACTCCGGGCCCAGCGCGAGGCCGATGAGCAGAACCTCGGGATGCCCACCCCCAAGCTCCGTCCCATCACCCCTGAGGAGTTGGCCGAGATGCGCGGGTCTCTTGGGCCACGGTCGGGTGCTAAGTTCATCACCGAGGCAGACCCCGTTTCTCGGACTTTCAACCGCTACTTGAGACCAGCCGTGCAACCTGGAAACCTCAGCGTGGATTCGTCAGGCAACATCGTCGAGCAGCCCCCTGCCGTAGGGGGGCAGCCCTCCCTCGCGGACCGTGTGGCCAACCGCCGAGTGGTCCTCGAAAGGTAACGGATCCCCGTGACATTCAGAGCCAAAGCGGATTTCTCAGACATCCTCAAGCAGGCCGAAGCTGTTGGGCAGCAGTCTGGCGATCTGTTCTCCAAGGCGATGTCCAGTTCCCTTGGTGGCAAGGACTTCTTCAAGGCCCAGTTTGCCAAGTTTAGCGCCTTCCAGAAGAAGATCGACGAGGACCGTAAGAAGTTCCTTGCGGATCAGGCCTCGATCACCAAGCGTCAGCACATCCTGGAACTCGCCAACTCTGGAAAGCTCCAGGAGCATCGGGAAAAGGCCGAGATTGAGCTTGACAAGCTCCGAACCAAGTTCGCCAGGGCCGAGGCGGCGCGTGACCAGAAGGAGATCGACAGCCTCAAAGAGCAGCGCAAGGCCCATGAGGACATTCTCGCTGTTGTCAAGGAGTACAGCAGTGACAAAGACAAGTTCACCAAAGACCTGAAGCAAGCGACCAAGGATTTTGACGACACCATCCAGTCCCTGAAGGACGCGACGGGCAAAATCAAGCTGTTGTCAGGCGTCGGCGGGGCCATTGCGTCTGCTCTTGACATCGGGTTCGAGAAGGCTGGTGACAAGCTCACTGACGTTGCAGAGAAGATGGGTGACATCTTCACCAACGGGATTGATGTCACCGACCTCACCAAGAAGCTGAGTGTTGGCCTCGGTAGGGGTCTCTCTCAAGCAGGGAAATCTATTTCTGCCACAGGGGGCAAGGGCGCGCAGGCTATGGGCGCCCTCCTCGGCAGCGTCGGGATGTTGGTCGGAGCTCTGGGTGCCCTCGTCGGGGCATTCATTGGATTTGACAAGAAGGTCAAGGAGTTCAACAAGGGCGTCATTCAGACTCACGGTGCTCTGTCCCTGATGCGGCTGGGTGCAGGCAACTTGAACGATGGCCTGAACATCCTAAGAAACACAGTCACAAACCTTTCCAGCAACTTTGGGGTTTCAGAAGACGACGCCAAGACCCTGTTTGATGCCCTGGACAAGGGTGGCATCACCCTCACGAGCATGACACAAGGGACCAGTACCGCGAGCGCAGCCTCAGATAGGCTGTCCGCGTCTCTCCGGGATGTCTACTCGGTGGCAAACGTGACAGGCGTTAGCTTGTCCGACTACACGGACAACTTGACGAACTACGTCAATGACCTTGCGATGTCCACACAGACGGTGAATGACAGTTTTGCGTCCATTGCAAGCATGGCCAGCCAGAGCGCATTTGGAACCCGACGGTTTTACTCGATGGTGGTTCAGGCCACGCAAGGTCAGACATCGTTGAACACCCGGCTGGAGGACACGGGAGACCTTCTACTGCGCATGTCCAAGATCATGGGGCAGAAGAAAGCCACAGAGGCTGTGGGAGGGGCCAAGCTGTCCGATAAATCCACTCAGGATTTGACCAAGATGGTCATCCAGTCTCGTGGGGGGATGCGCCGCGTCATTGAGCAAGAAGCCCGCGCGACATCCGGCAACCTAGCCCGTCAAGCGTATGGCAGGGGTCAAGGTGTCGCGGCAGGGGGCGCAAGATCCGCCGTGGGTCGAGCTCTGACAGCAGCCCATTTGAGCACTGATATTGCTACTGCATTGGAGCAAGCTGGCATCTCTGGGGATAGCACGGCTCTGATCAATACCATCAAAAGGATGAACCCGGAGGCTCAGGCGGACGCGATCACCGCGATGACCAACAGCACCGACCGTGGTGTCCAGGACACAGGCCGTCGGTTGCAGGAGGTTGTCACAAACATCCGTGGGATGACGGGTGGCATTGGGGCACAAACAGAGGCAATGGCCAATTTCGGTCCCCGTGGGTCCATCATGGCTGTCATGGCATCTACTAACGGGGTTCTGGGGAACCTCATGGAGCAGAATGGGGAGATCAGTGAACGCAACCTGATGGCGTTGGAAAACGTCTCTGGGTACAGCCGTGAGCAACTTGCTTCAATGAGATCTCTCCTGAGAAACTCCAACGCAACTTGGCGTACCATGACCCGTATCCGGAGTACAACCAGTAACCAGACGGATGAAGAGGCCATTGCCTCCGCTAGGACCAATGGGGCCATTGTCAGAAACGGTAGGATCATCCAAGCCAGCGTTGATTCCATGGGGCACTTGATTGAGGGTGCTCAACTGACATCTGCCCGTGACATGATCGCCAACGAAAACACGGCCCTAGATGCCACGGGGGAGGCCGCTCGTACAGCAATGGACGTGGCACAGGACACGATGGACGCTACGGTTTCCGTCGCGGACATCCTGGAGAACAAGGTCGCTCGCCTGATGCAGAGTCTGTATGAGGTGGTTGAAGGTCCAATCCAGTCCGCCCTGTCATGGATTATGGACAAGATGGGTGTCAGGGGTGGTGGGGATGCCCTCCGTCGCACGAGGGAGACAACACGGGCTATTGACGAGCAGATTGCACGTATCACAGACGCAAAGAAGATGACGGCATCGGGTATTGCAAGGCAGCGGGGCATCCTCTCACGGGCTGATTCAACAGAGGAACAGAAGGTTGCGGCAAGGGTTGAGATCAAGCGTCTTCAGACAGAAGCTGAAGGTCGCCGTGACAGCGTCCGAATCCAAGCTCTGACTGAAGCCCGTGAGCATGTGCGTAGCGGAAACACCAACGACACAAGGGCGTTCCGAGTTTTCCAACAGGGAGCCGAGGCAGACCGCACGGGTGGGCAGGCCATTGAAGGAGCAAACAGAGCCTTCTCCACACGGAAAGAGGCCGAGGCTTTCCTTAGGACTCTGCCAAATCAAGATGTATCGGCGGGGAGGATCACCGAGGAGCAGCTGAGTCCCGATGCGGTGGTAGCCCGTGTTTTGGCCCGCGCCACGGGGGGCACAGCTGCCGCAACCACGACCCCAGCCACGACTCCAGGCACGGCTGCACCCGCTGCGACGGTCCCGCCGCCTCCGCCGCCCCCGGCCCATGTGGAAGCCGCAACGGCACCCGTGGCGGAACGTCTGGACGACGCACAGACACAGGCACAGCAGCAACACGAGCGGACTCGCCGTGAGACACGACAGCGGGACCAGCGTCAGAACGTGTTCAACGAGAAGCTCATCAAGGGGAAAGAGCTCGGTGATGGTCTGGCCATGTCAAAGCTCCCAGACGCCATCGCGGAGGCGGACGCCAAGATGCGCCTCACGGAGGCCCTGTTCAAGAGCGGCAAGACCGCCGCGGATGTCACCCGTATCTTGTCGGGGCAGAACCTCACCGCGGCGGACAGCACCCCTGAAACCGCTGGGCTTATTGGCGCCCGTACGTTCCGTGCCGCTGGGGTCAACGACTTCATCTCACAGGACCGTGGTGGACGTACCATCATCACCCCAATCAACCGGGCCGACCAAGTGATGGGGATGAAGCCCGGGGGTCCGGTGGCGAACGCAGGTTCCCGCGGTGGGGGGGGCAACGTGAACATCTCCATCAACGGCGGTGACGAGCGCCGGGTGTTCGACGTGGTACGTCGGGCCATTCAGCAAGCTGGCATCACCCCCAACCGCGTACCAGGGGGCTAAATGGCTGGCCAGTACATCATCCCGTCAGCGTTCGAGTCACCGTTTGACGAGTTCGACGGCAGCGGCAAGCGTCCTGTCGTGTTCGACATCATTGGCCCGAACCGGCGGGACTCCCTCTTGCCGCCCGACCTGAAACTGGTGCTGCACGTCAACCCCACCTCCATGGGGTTCACCTACGCCAAGACCATCTCCAGGCAACAGACCCTTGCGGGGTGGGTGGAGTACCACTGGGGCAGCAACCCCACGGAGATCGCCTTCAATATGGCGACGGGTGGTTTCGTGCGGTTGTACTCGGGGTTGTCCAACATCACTGGCCCCACCCCGTCCAACGACTTGATCCTCCCGGCGAGCGCCCGAGCCCGAGACGTGAGGGGCACCCGGCGAGACACCATCGCGTACGACAAGTACCTGGACATGTTGTCGCTGTTCCACAACAACGGGGCCATCTACGACTCCAAGGGTGCCATCGCATTCCAGGGTCAAGTCCTCATCTCCTACGATGGGGGTTCATGGTGGGGCTGGTTCACGACCTTCTCCGTGGAGGAGACGGCTGAGAAGCCGTACCAGCTCGCCCTCACGGCGAACTTCACCGTGGAACGAGAGGTTCATCGGACCAAGAGCGTGTACATCCCGAGGGACATGACACGGGGACCGACGGCCCCCGCCCCCGCAGAGACACCTCGGCCTATCGGGGATGAAGATGGCACCGACGATATTCCCGATGACATTGCAGGGCCCTCCCCGACCGCAGACACGGCAATCCCGAGGCCGCCCCGTCGGGGTGGAGGGAGCGGGGGTGGGACAAGGCCCACACGGACCAGCACTGGCGCCACGGTTACCACAGCGCCCCCCGCGCAAGGTCAGCTTGCTCCGGCACCCGCTCCGGCACCCGCTCCGGCACCTAGTGGGGCTTCCGTTGGCGGTGGGTGGTACGAAGCTCCAGGGCGCGGCCCCTTGAGGTGAACACAGGTCGTGATGCCAGATGGCACTATAGTCTTCAGGTAATGAATGACCAAGCCACTCCAAGCACCGGCTCAGTTTGTCGGGGTCCCTGACCCCCCCAACTTCTTCCGGTTCATCGACGTACAAGAGGGCATCCCGCTGGACGGGTCGAACTCCGACCTCCGGTCGTATTCGCCCTTCGTCATTCGGGTGCTACTGCCCTCCATCCTTGGTGGTGACAGCAACGCCCTGTTGCAGACCCAACAGAGCATCAACCGGGCGCCTGCTACGGGCACGGTGCGGAACGACAACCGGGACGCCGTGGCGTACTCTGCGGCACAATCTGGTTCCCAGGGCGACCCCTCGGGTGCTGGCTCGTACAAGAACCTGTTGAGCTTGGGCAGTGCCCTCCCAGGCCTGACGGCGGCATCACAGGTCACCCTGGACGAAGCCTACAACCAAGCCCTGTTCAACCAAGTATACGGGCCAGCGGTCCGCGCTGCAACGCGCCCGCCCTCGACCACTGGGAACAACGTGGTCACCCCAGCATTGTCCAACGACATCTCGGCCCTGTCCCTTGCGGTGCAGTTGAAGCAGCTGAGCAGCATCCCGCCGTTGCTCATGCTCATCAATCCGGCTTCGATGCAGACGACCTACACCAAGGTCGCACAGCACCAAAGTCGCAATCGCAACGGGTACATCTACGAGGCCTGGGGTGAGGAGATGCCCAAGATCTCATTCACCTTCAAGATCGGAGCGTACACCGCAGGGCTGGCCAACCCAACACAGAAGGGGTCTGTTGTGTCGGGGGTCCAGCGGGCGAGCCGCAACGACAGCGCCGCGTACCAGCAACTCCAGAACATGCTGGCCTTGTACCAAGGAGGCACGTACCTCCAGGACACCATCACGAAGTCCAGGGCGTTCCCGATGGTGGGGAACTTGGCCATTGAGTACGACCAGATGGTGTACGTCGGGCACATGGAGAGCTTCAACTTCACCGACGACGAGACACACCCCCATGGCGGATTGGAGATCGCCATTGAGTTCGTCGCGAACAAGGTGTTCGACGTGGCCGAGGCTCCCGGTACCATCCTCCCAATGGAGAACCCCGCTCTACCACAGGACCGCAACCGAGGGGCACTCTCTCGCTCGGGCACTGGAAACAGGGTGTCGTTCTTCAGTGTTCCAGGTATCGGCGGAACCAACCCCGCAGCACAAACTGCCAACCGAGCTTGGCAGAGTGTCGCACAGCCCAGCCCACAGCCCGGACAGACTTCGGGTGTGTTCCTCACCCGAAGGTGATCGACCATGTCCATCCAGAACAGGCCCTACGCTGGCACTTGGGTAGCGAACCGCCGCAATGTCGTGCAGTGGACGCCCGACTTCCAAGTCTATGTGAATGGGGATACAGGATTGCCTGGGTGTCCCACATGTAGGCATGTGATCGACCTCCAGGAGTTCATCAACAGCATCTCTGTGGACTTCGGGGTGGAGCCTGGAGCGTCCAACTGCTCCATCGGGATGTCCATCCCGAGGCACTACGGGGATTCCATCTTCAGGGATGGCAACACCCTCCTTCGTCCGGGGTTGGAGGTCCACGTTTACTTCCGTGGGTACTTCCCCATGAAGGGGATGTCCACACCCAACTCCAGGCCTGTCGCTGGGATTGATCTCAGGGACATCCCGCAGTACCCCTACTACCCCGTATTCCACGGCGTGGTCACGTCGGTTACCCACGAGTATTCCTCGGGGTTCTTCACCGCCAACATGACCTGTAACGGGATGCTGCACTTCTGGGAGCACATGAAGCTCTCAGGGGCGGGCGGTGGTTCATACTTTGGCGCTCGCCCTGCCAACAGTGGTATTCAGACCACCCTCACGGGCCACCCGATGACGGGCAAGACCCCGTACGGGATCATCTACTCCTTGTACAGGGACACGGCGGGCGCAGCGGATGGTGTGGGTTTCGCCTTGCAGTCCCGCACGAACCTCAATGCAGTCAACAGCACGACCCGCGACCCGCTGTACGCTCTGACGCTCCGGTACTGGGAGCAACGGTTCCGTGGGAAGATCTACGGCCTGCGTATGCACGGCGCATCCGGCCAGATGTTCACCTCGTCGCAGCAAGCGTACCTCTCCCTGTATGGGCGGAGTTCCACATCGTTCGCAGGGTTCCGCGGCACCGGGAACGTGAGCCCAAGCGGGGGCTTCCCAAATGACGACATCTACGCTCAAGACCCAGTGCATCTCCTGGGCCTCAATGCCAGGACGGCAGACGGTCGGATCTCTCGTCAGGCTGACACTGCACTCTTGGCCGCCGAGAACGAGGGGAGAAACTCTCACAGCCTTGACGTGTCCGCGCTCCAGGCGTTCCCCACGGACATCGGCTCGTATGGACAGGTGAACCTCTGGGAGAGCACCTACGAGTCCAAGATGGACATTGCCACGGCGGTGACCAACGTCTGCGGCTACGAGTTCTACCAGGACGCTGACGGGGACTTGGTGTTCAAGCCCCCGATGTACAACCTGGACACGAGCTCCTCGCGGGTCTATCGCATTGAGCCCGAGGACATCGTCTCGATCAACTTCTCTGAGAATGAGCCCGCAGCCACCTACTGTCTCGTGAAGGGCGGGGCGTTTCAGAACATGCGCGGGGTGGTGGACGAGTCCGAGTGGGGGTGCCGGTCCCAGTACATTGACTACAAGTTGGTGGCTCAGTTTGGTTGGATTGAGACATCGGTCGAGAGCACCTACTACACCAACGCCCGCTCTGCGTTCTACTTTGCGATCAACCACCTGGACCGCATCAATGCGGGGACAAACGGGGCGACGGTCACGATCCCAATGCGCCCCGAGATCCGTCCTGGATACCCGGTGTACATCCCCCACATCGACTGCTTTTACTACGTCACACAGGTTGCCCATGCGTTCAACCTTGGGAGCGAGTGCACGACCACGCTCACCCTCACAGCGCGTCGGCGCAAGTTCTTGGCACCTGGGAGCAATGCGAACACCAACGTCGCACTAGACCAGGACTTGTCGGCTATCAACCTTGCGAACACCGATGGGCCTGTTCGCCCCCTTCAGGAGATCGACAACAGCGGGTCACCAAGGTTGGTGGGATTCCCCAACGTGGTGATGGCCATCGACCCCACGCGCATCAACCCGATGTTCCAATCTCTCGGGTTCCAAGCGGTGGAGAACGAGCTCACCAGGGAGTCCCGCCGCGGAGGCGATCACACCCAAAGTAGAGCTCGCCAACGGACGTTCGCGATCCAACTCGTTCAGGCTTTGGTCGACATGAGGCGGATCACTCCGGTCAACCAGCCCACGACGGGGCCACTGCAACCCCCCTCCAATGGCGGGAACACAGTTACCCTGAACGAGTCCCAGGTGTACACCGTAGCGGGGTTCCCTGGGGCGGGGGCGAACGGTCTTGGGGTGACGCTCGCGGACATCATCCGTGCCCTCGGGGACTACATCACCACTCGGAGAACCATCAGGGATGCCCTGACCCTGTTGAACAGGGAGGAAATCCAGGCACAGAACGAACTCAACCGCCTTCTTGGTCGCAATGCTGCGGCTCAACGGGATGTGAACGGGACAGGGACCACCCCGGTCTCGGAGGATGTCATCACCAGGGCTAGGGAAACCCTCAGGACTCGGCGGGAGAGGACCGCGGCTCTCCGTGCGAACTTTGACGCAGCCCCCCCGGATGCAACCCGTGAGCAGTTGGTGAGTCAGTACAACACCATTGCAGCCGCGGTGAATACTGTTCAGGGGGACGGTCGCCAACGAAGCCGTCTGCACATTGCCGAGACCGGGGGGAGGGATGCTGCCCAGGCCAACAACGTCATCCTCATGTCATACCTCATGGGGCAGTATCGGGTGGGCGGGAGCAACACGGGGGACACCCGCACGGACCCCTCTGGGATGATCAACGAGTCGGCCAATCTCCTCCAGATGCTGTCTGACCGGAAAGCGGCCTTGTCGCTCACCACGCCGGGGTACTACCGATACTACTCGGCGTCCCACCCCAACCCCGACATGCAGGGGTACCTCCCTGTAGACACGACCGTCAGTGGTGGGGACGCAGGGTCTACGGTGTCATCAGGCGGGACGGTCACTCCCGAAGGGCGCGTCGTTGGGCGGACACAGAACGTCACGGCTCAGTCCACTCCCATGACGGGAGAGCAGGCCGCGGGCTACATGCGCCGGGCTTGGCAGCAACTGCACAACGGGCAGAACCCTCCCAATGGTGCGTTGGAGGTTCTCCTGGCCCAGTGGGCACTGGAGACCGGCCGCGGCAACCGGATGCTCAACTACAACTTCGGTGGGATCAAGTCCGTCGGTGCGGGGTTCCGCACCCGCTACGGAACCACCGAGGGAGACCGGGTCGCGGGTACGGCGACCCGCCAGACACTGTGGTTCCAGGCGTACGGGAACGCCGATGAGGGGGCACGGCACTTCGTGCGAATGCTCACCCAAGGAATGCACCGCGGGGCCTTCGCGGCCTACATGCAGGAGATCGCCGCGGGGCGTCGGTCCACCGCAGGGCGGACGTATGCCGAGCACCTGAAGTCCACCAACTACTACACCGGCAACATGGAGAACTACGCCCGCAACGTCCAAGGATTGCTCCCATCGGCGGCGGGGTGGGTTCGCAACGCCCGTACGGACGATGGCCCCACCGACGTGGCTTCAAGCCCCCGTACACCCGAGACAGCAACCACCACCCCAGCGTCGAGCTACAACACCGTGGTGGTCCGCGCTGCGGCCATTGACAGCAACATCCCCGAGGAACGTCGTGGGAGCTACGTCAGGATTGATCCGAACCACACCCCTGCCAAGGGGCTGAAGGTTCGGGTGATGGAGCAGCAGGCGCCCATGGTCATTCCTACGAACCTCATCTACTCGATGACGTTTGAGGCCCGTGGGCAGGTGCGATCCACGCCAGTGTCTGTCCCCACCCACCATGCAGCCCCCACGGGTGAGATGGTGTCGTTCATCAACTCCTGTCGGAACCCCCGAGCCAACGACCCCTTCATCCGCTCCCTCTCCAGTGCGTTTGCGGACAGGGTGGGGGATGCAGGACTTTCCGCAGGGAGGACCACACCCGAACAGGTTCGGGCACTCATCGCTCTCGCCGTCAATGGGATCGAGAACCTCCGCACCTCTGAGGGTCTCATCCAAGGGACGCCTGTTGCCGTTGCCACGTCACCAGCAACAGGCGCACCTACGCAGGGAGAAGTTGAGTCGTTCCTGGCACTCACGGGGACATCAACACCAGCGCCTCGACCGGCGTCAGGGGGGCCTGAAGTGCCATTGGTGACTCCCATCTACAACATCACCAACGGTGTGCCCAACGATTTTGACCCGTCGGGAACCCCGTCGGTCCGTGGGTCAGAGGTTGCCCGCTCAGTCCTTACTGCAAAAGCCCGCGCTCTCGTGGTGGACGTGACCCAGGCGAACTCCACCAACCTCAATCGTGCTCTTGCGATCTACAAACGGGCTCGCCCGCGCAACCAGAGGACTTTGAGTGCGGCAGACGCCGCAGAGGCTCAGGAGTACATTGCTCCTTGGATTGAGTCGCTCACGGCTCTGTTTAGGGGCCAGCCTCCAGGGCAGCGTGGAATCTTCGTCCAAAGGTCAGACGTGCGGATCGTGGAGAGCTCAGACCATGAGGAGTTCTCTCCTGTGTTCCCGGTGTCCGACGAACGAGGATTTGAGCACTACGGCTCGTTCCAGTACGGGCGAGGGTTGTCCATCGAGCCCGGTGGCAACTACGAGCGCCTCATGGCCAGCGACCCGCTGCGGTATCTCACGGACGCCCAGCGGGAGCGAATCCTCCGCGCCCTCAACCAAGGGGGAGATGCAGGCCGCACGGCGGGTACGACGGCAATCAACGAGGCCGCCACCGCCTTGGCAAGCTCCCAGGAGCCCGAGGTCCAAAGCTGGATCCAGTACATGGAGAACGAACAGCCCAATGGCGACCGGACGACCATGATTGCCAACGGCTTGCGCAACTACCTGATGTCAAACCGGGATGCTGTCACCAAGATCCCGGTGAACAACGCGGCTTACCGCCTCGCGGACCTCACTCCGATGGGTCAGCCGGACACCTGTGCTTGCAGGGGTGCTGAGTCCGATCTGCTGCTGGCCGCGTACATGGCGGGGTCTTCAGGAATGACTCAGATCGTTTCCACGGAGGAGGAGGCCCAGGATTGGGTCAGTTCCCAGATGGTCCAGGCATCCGTGGCATGGGCTGATACGCAGTCCAAGATGCGTGGCATGGCGATGGAGCAAGGTCGGCGTTCACTCTTGGACTCGGTTCAGGGGTGGGGAACCGTAGTCAACGACTTCCGGTCGGCCAACCGCAGTCAGGGGGCACAGGGGCAAGCGGCCGGGGACCGGGCTGGGGCTCTGGGTCAGAACGTCGAGACCTTGTTCACGTCTCCGACCATCCCTCCCCGCGGCCAGTAACTCAACCCCCCATGGGACGAGGAAGTACCCATGGGGCGCAGTCCTCGTGGGCGAATCCCACGTTTCCTCCACACCACACCCCTGGTTTACGTGACCCCCCGAACGGGTAGATGGGGGTCTCACAGAACGGACACCGCGTGAGTGATATGGACACCTGGACCTCTTCGGGGGACAGTCGCGTGTCCTTGGTGAGGCACAGGTACTTGGCGTAGGTGGCGGTAATGTACGGGGGGTCGAACAGTGGACTGTTGGGGAAGGGCACCATGCTGTTCGACGTGAGCGGCAACCCTATCCGGGGGTCCACCTCGAACAACTGGTATGACAGTTTCCGAGCCATGGTGTGATAAGTCTGCCAGATCACGGTGTCGGGGTCCTGGTTTGACTCCGTGAGGACCTTCACGGCCATGCGCTCCTTGATTTTGACCGTGCCCCCGTCCGCTTTGATGACGGAGAGCCCGAACAAGTAGTCCGTGCTGAGGGGCACGGGCAGTGCCACCACATCCACCCTCAGGGGCAGGATGTCCGCTGGTTCCAGGTCACCCAGCACGACCCCCCGGATGAGGTCTGGGTCGGGGTCACGCGGTAAGGGCATGGGCGATCCAGGTGATGTCGAGGCCCCAACCGCTCTTGGAGCGTTCTCGCCATGTGTGGAAGGCGCTCTGGAGGTGAGCCTCGACCTGAGCGGGCGTCCAACCGTTGACCTTGCCAAGGTGCTTCCGGGCACGGGCCTCGTTGCCCATGCGGACCGCCAGACCGAAGTGCTTCACCTCGTGGCAAGGGGGGCAGAGCGCGATAAGGCCCGTGAGGGTCTGGACGTGGCGGGTGTCGTCGAATGACCAAATCTCGTGTGCCTCGACGAGATGCTTGCGTCCTACACCCCCGCAGATCTCGCACTTGTGTCCCGCCGCCGCGTAGGTAGCCCTGCGGACCTGGTCCCAGTCCGTCGGGCGAAGCTCGGAACGCAGGTTGAAGCCCCACTGTGGTTGGGGCACAAGCTCCACGGTGAGCTTGGGGGGTGGCGGCGTAGAGTCCATGTAAGCACCTTACGCTCCAGCGCCTAACTGTCCTATCCCCCTGGGAGATAGCGGAGAGCTCATGCCCACGGACCTCAACATTCTCAAGAAGGCTTTTCAGAACGCCGCCTCGACGTCCGAGGCCACCAAGGCATGGGATGAGCCCTTCACGCGCCGGGAGTCCACCCACGCTGAACAAGTGCTCCCCGCCCCCACCCTCCCGTCTGACGTAGGTGGCTGGGTTGCGTCCAGTGGCACTCCCTACGTGACGGTCGAGAGCGTTGGAGGTAGCACCTACCTCACCCAACAGGGGGGCGCAGCACCGACTCGGACGTACTACGAGACCCGTCCGGGTCGGTCGGGGTTCAACGATGTGGACTTCGTGCCCTACAACTGGGGCACAAATCGTTTCGGGAACAAGGGCGGGGCTCTCCTTGGCCACCCCATTTCATGGGAGGTGGTCGGTCCCACGGGGAAGTCTCCGTACACTCACTGGCAGTGGTCGGTGAACACCGCCACGAACACCCTCACTCTCGAAGCCGGGGTGTTGAGCCAACTCTTCACGACTGTGCCCCCCCACGTTGCCCTGGCAACTGTCCCTACTGTGGCAGATGCGTATGGGCTGTCTGCCCTGCCCAACGGTGGGCTCTACGTGCTGGTGGAGATTTCCGGGAGCGAGGCCAGCAACCTGTTGCTGGCCCCTGCCAACGCTCTCACCCCCACGGACCCTCGCACGTCACAGTTCGAGCTATTTCGAGTGGCGGCACTTCCGGTGGGCCAGGATCTTGTGCTGGAGAGTTCCAAGCCCCTGACGGACTACTTCACCGCAGTGGGGGTCAACGACAAGATCAAGTCGATCACCCTGATTCAACCCAAGGTGACCCGTCTCGCGTCCATTCCGCTGTCTCTCAATGGGACTACACAACAGAACCAAGTGTTCGTGTTCCTCCCCCCGGAGCGTGCGGCAAACTCGGAGTACATGCCCCCGTACAACGGCTCGGGGTTGTGCCCCGACTGGACGGTGAACGGCAACTTCGACATCACTGGGACCATCCCTACAGGCAGCCCCACCGACTACGGGACGCCCAACCTGTTGCCGGTGCCACAGCCATTGGCCACGAACCTCGCGGGCACGCTCTCTGTGGCCCCGACCTTCGCCAACCAATGGGAGGTCTTGGTCACCTACAGCGGGACGTTCACGGCGGGTCAGATCGTCCGCGTCCACACGGTCACACAGGACTCCATCACAGCTGACCAAGTGGGGCAGTGTCTCGGGTGGTTCGAGATCCAGAACGTCGCAGGGGCCGCGCCATCCACCCTCACCCTCGCACGGGTGCCTGAGGTCAACTCCCTCACAGGGGAGGTCTTCTACGGATACGGGCCAGTGGGTGTGGTGGCGGACAAGATCCGCGTAGACCTGTACGACAACGTGGGGACGATCTTTACGGACCCCGTACTGAACACCTCCAAGGTGGTTGCGGCACGGTTGGACCACCTCATCGACCCCAAGGTGATTGACACATCGTTTCGGTCGGGGGCGACGTCCAATCCACCAGGGCCCGCGGTGTTCAACACGGTCTCGGGGAGCAATCCAGGGAACCTCACAGACCTTGGTTTCCGGGTGGTGCTCTTCCCGGCCAAGGATCTCGGGGGCGCCACCATCGGGCCGGACTTTGACAACCCCATCACGGGCAACACCGTGGTGCTGAATCCAGCCCTCCCCCCGTCGGGTCAGTTCATCGAGGTGGACTACTCGGCAGGAGTGCTCTACCTGTCTCACCCCCCCGTTCCGGGTGTGGGGTGTGCGGTTGCTCCCAATGGGATCATCGCAGACCCCACGGCCAATCCAAGGAACGAGGTGGTTCTGTACGCCGCGTGTGTGCCCTACTCTCGGGAACCCTCTCAACGGGGCACTGGCGCACAGGTCAGGACCACTCGGGTGGGGGGCGAGTTTGGTACCCACGACGCCGTGGACGTGTACGGCGAGAGGCTGGTCTGCACCCCAGACCCCAGCACGTACGGACCGCTGGGGACATCGCTTCTTCTCACCCCCCTCAGCGTCCGCCCTCCGCCGTCGGGATGGTTCCAGCTTGGTGAAGTCACGACGGGCACCAAGCCCCAGTTTGTGAGCCTGAGTGGCCCGAACTACTACGGCTGGTTCGACCGCGCGATTGACTCCTTGTATGGCATCGGGAAGCTCGCCCCGTACGTGATCACCGAGCAAACCCGTGTG